GAAATCCCACTTGAAACGCATTTCTTCGGAAAAAAGTGCACAAAATAAAGTAAAATAAATAATATACATCTACCGCGCGCGTATACGTACGCGAGGATCATATTCCTTTTGTTAATGAAAGTAAAAAAGAAAACCTACAAAAGAAAGTCCTTCTGTAGGTTGAAAAGTAAATTAGAAACCTTTGCCTTTCATCCGCTCGTAAACAACAGATTGTTTCTTGTCTTGGTTCTCTATTTTGAAAATAACCATTGAGCGATTGGGAATGTCATCAGGAAGCTGTGCTACAAGTTTTGCAATTACTTCATCAACGTTGTTAAAACCGACATCAGTTATCTCGGCAAACTTACGTCCTTGAAAAAATGCTTCTCCATGTACTTGGTAACGGTATGATAGTTTAAAACGTTCTTCTTTTGGTTTCTGTTCACGTCTTGACGGTTTATCAGAGAAGAAAATAAAATCAATAACCTTTTCGTTGAGTTCCCATGCAGGCGAGTAATCTGTCTTGATGTAGCCTCGTGTTACCTTGTGAGCGCTACTATGATTCATTGCAAATGCAACTTCTTCAATACTTGCATTACAATCATTCTGTGCTATAGTTCCCCAAGTATGACGGAAAGTGTAAACAGAATAATCGTTATCTTTATCGATTCCCATAGCCTCGCAAAGGTGTCGAATACCAATGTTTACATTTGCGCTGAAGCTGTCAGATGTCGTATGCCGTTTTGCAAAACAAAAAAGATGCTCATCATCCTCGTCAGTGCTTTTGTATTTCTCAAATAAAGGCTGCAAAATAGCTGGAACACGCATTTCCATATAAGCGCCATCAGTGCGAAACATCTTTGTCTTCGCTCTCTGATAGTGAAGAATGCCATCGTAATAATCAGACTTCTTCATGTGGAATAAATCTACAGTGTTAATTCCTGCCAGGCAAATAACAATCATAGCAACGTCACGCCCTAACTCTTCAAGTGGATGCGCCATCTTACTCTCGGGAAGAGGGAAAAAGAAGAACTCTCGACATGCTTCGGGAGTTATAGCGAGCTTCTCTGGTCTGTCTGCCTTTGGAATCTCAATGCTCATCCAAGGATTGGATTTAATTCTGATGAGATTGTTATCGTAGTCGTTGTATTCTACAAGAGCAGCTTTATACACTTGACGAATGCAAATAGGGTACATCTCCTTCGCACGTTTTGTTGTTTCAAGAGATTTTATCCATTGATTAATAAACAACGAAGTAAGTTCAGAGAACATGACTTTGGTTGTACCAGCAAAACGTTCAAGATGTTGCAACGCAAGTTCGTAGTTACGTGCATTACGCTGCTGCCCTCGGTCAACCATTCTGTCAATGTGCTTACGTGCATACTCGCTGAAACATAAGTCAGAGTCCATTGTGCGTAAAAAATCAACCACTTGCTTCACTGTCCATCTTGATGTGTTTACCCTGTTAAGCCTATCGTTGTACTCGATGATCAGACTTGAGCAATATTGCAAAACATACGGGTCGGTAATTTCGTTCGTCTTACTAAGTCCCTTACTTGTTACATACTTGCCAGTTGTAATATATCCGACCTTTACGCCTACGCCTACTCTGATATATACCTGCCAGAATCCATCTTTGCGTGGTCTTCTGACTACTGCCTTAAATATTGCCATAATCGTTTGTTGTATTTGGTAAGTTGATGGTAAGTACTCCTTTACACACGTATTGTAAGTTTTGGTAAGTTTTACTATTCAAAAGAGCACACAAAGCGTGAAAAATGAACATTTTTCCCTTATGCAAATTAGGCGGAGTACCTACGTAAACACGTGGTATACCGCCTAACATATTGACTTTTAGTAAAATACTACATTTCTTCCACCGCTGCTTGTGCCGCAGCAAGTCTTGCGATAGGCACGCGGAATGGAGAACAGCTAACGTAATTAAGACCTACACGATGGCAGAACTTAACAGAACTTGGCTCACC